CCCCCAGGGTGGTAGCCCCCAGCGTAGCTGGTCTGGCTTCCTCCTCTCCCACTGCTGTCATCCTGTGACAGAGCCAGAGTACCTAGCGGCTGCGATTCATCCGTCTGTGCTTGGTCTACCACCCGTTCAGCACATACGTTATCCAGTCCCTCGCAGACAGGCTGGGAGGCTCGCAATCAGGGTGTCGGATTGGCCTGTGTTTTCTTCCGCGCAGCCCATGCAGGCTCTTGATCTCGCTCGGAGTGCGGTTGGCCGTAGAAATGAAAAAACCGTCTAGGAAGACCCCGCTGGAAAATCCTTGTTACTGCTAAGGATCACCCCTGACGGGGTCGGAGTCTTGCTAGACGGTTCATGTCGGTTTCCAGGCCAACAGGAACCATCTTACATCAGAAACAGTTCGTATTGCAATTGCTGCCGTAACAACAGGTGGTGCAAGTGACATACCTGCCGTTGACGAAGTACGTGTGCGTGCTGCAAGCAGCGTAAGCAACACTAGCCACCAGAGAGAACAACAGACCTATTGCTACCTTCTTCATCTCGACCTCACTTTCAACATAGCGTCAGCCATTTCATAACAATGTTCTGCAACATCAATATCATCTTCTGCCCAATCTGGAGATCCACCACCAGTGTGTGCATAGATGCCCTGCAAAGCCTTTGCTGCGAAATAGTCTCGTACAGACATCCCTGCATCAGTAACAGAGTTTACGCACCCTATTGTTGGCGCAAGGTTTGGGTGCAACGGAAACGCTGGACCACTTTTGTCTTGACTCAATCTCACCTCCTTGTAGTGGAAAACACCTGCTATAGAACCTTTTCCCCGCACTACTTGACACTGAACCTGCCAGCCTCGCACAAAGCAACCAACGTCTTGCGGAACGCATCCTCCCATGCCTCCCGCCGCTCCTCTCCTGTCATCTTCGACCCCTGGTCGATGGCAAAGTGACAGTGCTGACAGAGTGCCGCGGTAAAGCAATCGTGTGCTTTCATCCCCATGCCCTTGCCGTATGCGCCCCAGTTGGCATGAGCAGCTTGTGTCTGACCGTCCAGACCACATCGCTGGCAGTCGAGACTTGCTACCGCTTTGAGCCACGCTTTGTTGCGTACCACCTGAGAATCTCCTTTGCCAGTTCTTCCCTGCCTGCTATGCCGCGAGCCTTTTCAACACGCTCGAGATACTCCGTCCGTTTAGGCTTTGTCCAAGACAACACAGTTTGAGCCTCACAGTAGATCGTGTAAGCCTTGGACTGTAGTCCGACTACGGAGCCATCAGGGAGAGTGACGAGTCTTGCGTTGTCATGTCGTTCGCCGCACGCAAAACAGACATCTCGTCCGTCTGAGTCAACCCGTGATTGATCGCCCATGCCAATACCTGCTCAACGTAGTCGGAAAACTGCGCTTTCGTCAGCCCTGTAGTCGTCGGCTCTGCCTCCATCACCTGACCGTTGGGCAACTCCAACATCCTCCCAGGCAAGTACCGAGTCTTGAAGTAAGCGTGCCAGACATCCTGATCGTGCGCCTGACCCTGCGGACGTATCTGCTCGCTGATCGCTGACAGTGTGGCCCAATAGAACGAGTTCTGGGCGCTTGTTCTGTTGGGTGGCTCTATCCGTACCACCCAGCCATGCCGAGCGTTTTTAACGGCTTCTACAGCCCTCTGACGGGCAGTGTCGTGCGCTAGTGTGAAGATCACAGTTCCACCTCTTTCAACTGCCAACGGTTGCCTTCCTTAAACCACCCATGCAGCACCACCCGCCACCCTGAACGAATCATCTCTGGGTAAGCCTCGGCCTCCTCGATCTTGTGCCGACGTTCTGAGAGATGACCCTTGCTAGTCACCTGGATTGCTACCGTCTCGCCGTGACCGATTGCCAGCAGGTCAATGCAGCCCCAGAGGTCGTGCTTGCGCTTTGTGAACGAGTTGTAGTGCTCGACAAGTGCTACCTGATAGCCTCGCTCTACAAGCACAGCTTTCGACCTAGCAGTCAAACTAGACATTTTCGATCTGCACATCGATGTTGGCGTACTGCGGACACAGATCACCCAGTTTTACCACCCCTCCCGTCAACTCCTGAATCTGCAAAGCTCGCTTGATCGGCACCCCTCTCGTTTTCCACCCGTTCACTGCCTGCTTGCTGACCTGCAGCTGCTCACACAGCCTTCCCTTCGTGCCCACCAGGGCAGCAGCTAAGTTAATTGCATCATTCGGTGTCATCGCAACCTCAAATTGTAAAAGTTGTAAAAAATGGAACGCTCTAGTTGACCTCGGGATGAAGTCTACTGTACTATTCTTTCACCGTCAACAAACAACAACCGAGGCACAAATGGACTTGTACTGGATTCGTGAGGACAACTACAACGACAGTCTCGAGCGTCAGCAAGAGCAGGAAAGCGACGAAATCGCCTGCTGGCTCGACTCGGCGTCAGTCAAGGAAATCATCCAGGTCTGGGGCGACCTAGACCGCGATACCGACATCACCACCGACCAAGTGATCGAGATGCTCTGGAACGGTGAGGATGCGAAAGCAATGCTCAAGCAGCGCATTCAGGAACTGGCAGAGAAACAGTTCGACACCTGGAAACAGTCCTCCAAACTCGCATACAAGGCTTGCAAATGAAACACCTCGCAATCATCGCAGCAGGAGTAGTCCTCGGCATCACAGCAGTCGATTGGAGTATCGGTTCAACCTCAACGATAGGAGACCTTGTTTGGCAACTCATCTCACGGATTTAGATTTTAAGTGGACTCCCGGCGTCGCTACAGATGTGCAGCAAACGTGGCGACGATTCGGGTGGACACCACCGAGCGAACAGGAACAATACCTAACCAAGTGGCAGAAATATCGAGGGACATATGAAACAGATCGCATCATCGTTGGTCAAGGCACAGAAGGCTTTCGGGCCTGCGTTGAAATCCTCCACCAACCCGCACTTCAAAAGCAGATACGCTGATCTCGCAGCCTGCGTAGAAGCTGTTATCGACGGGCTGAACGGGAACGGCATCATGCTCATGCAGCAGACGCACGAGTGCGAGGACGGGGTGATCGTAGAAACCGTATTCGTTCACGAGTCTGGCGAAACACTGTCGGCCGGTAAGCTCCACGTTCCTGCTGCAAAGCAAGACCCGCAGGGATACGGATCGGCTCTTACCTACGCCCGCCGCTACAGCCTGATGGCAGCGTGCGGCATAGCTCCAGAGGACGATGACGGTAACGCCGCGGCAAAACGCCCGACACTTGACCCAGCACCGTACGTCAACCAGTTGATGAAATGCGCCACGTTAGACGAACTTAAGACGATCTATGGTCATGCCTACAAAGCCCATCAAGGTACTGAGGCAATGAATCTGATCGAAGCAGCTAAGAACAAACGCAAAAACGAACTCATGGAGGTGAAATGATGCAACCCGCAATCCTGCTGAATGACCAACAACGTGCCATGCTCCGCGCTGCTGCTCGAGTCGGACGCGACTATCAACACGACAACCATGAACTCGCTGTCACCATCGCTCAGATCAAATCAATCAACCCTGGTGCCTTCTACAACCCCGACACGCTGATCCTGCGGAAGTTCTTTCACGCTCCCAAGTTCCCGATCCCCCATCAGTCATGGGTGAAAGCATGAACATCAACATCCACAAAGTCGAATCCGTCGAACTGTCAGAAATCAAAACCTTGCACACCGAAAGCTGTCGGGTTTTCTCGCAGCGGTACATCGTCATCAAAACAAAGGACTCCCAAGTTGAGATCGTTCTGTTCGCGGAGAACGATGAAAAACTGGAGGTGAAAGCATGAACTGGCCCGGACTAGCTCGCAGCACCGACCCGCAAACCAGCCACGAGGCTGCAGTCAGCGTCGATGCCAACCGACTCGAGATGGTCGTGCTGGCCGAGTTTAGGAGCGCAAAGAAGGGTCTAACAGCAGACGAACTAGCCAAGCGTCTGCCAGGACTCCCGCTCAACACGATAACGCCCCGTATAGCGCCGCTGGTGAGGAAAGGCTACCTGATGCCTACCGGACGCAGGAAAGCCGCTTCTGGGCGCTTTCAGAGGGTTTTGGAGTGGGTGGAGCCTGATAACGAGGAACAATCGCTGGATTACTTCAACCGATATATTGCTGGGGATCGCTGATGGAACAGCGGACAGAACAGTGGTTTCAGGACAGGCTGGGTCATGCGACAGGCTCTCGTGCTGCCGACATCCTCGCAGGCAAGGACACGCAGGCAAGGAAAGGATACTTGACCCAACTGGTCACAGAGCGACTGACGGGTCGAGCGCAGGACTCGTTCGTCAACGCAGATATGCAACGTGGGATCGATGTTGAGCCGCTTGCAAAGGCTGCGTATCAAGCGAGTTACGAACTAACGGACGATGTTGGGTTTGTGAAGCACCCGCTGATTCGTTGGTTTGGTGCCAGCCCTGATGCTCTTGTTGGGTCTGACGGTCTGGTGGAGATCAAGTGCCCGCGGTCAACGACACACCTAGACTACATCCAGAGCGGCAAACCTCCGGCAAAGTACGTCCATCAGATGATGGCTCAACTTAGCTGCACCGGCAGGACGTGGGTGGATTTTGTGTCGTTTGATGACAGGTTCCCCGAGCACCTTCGGTTGTTTGTAGTCCGGTTTCAGCCGACAGAGGAGGAGATCGAGAAGTTCGAGAGCAAGGTCAAAGAGTTCCTAAACGACGTCAACAACCTAATGGAAAAACTATGCCCATCGCATACGAAGTGATTGCAAGCACCGGAACCTACACAAACAAGCAAGGAGAGGAGAAAAAACGCTGGCAGAAGATCGGCGTTGTCATGCAAACCGCTAAAGGTCTGACTCTCAAGATGGAGTCAGTTCCTGTTGGCTGGGATGGATGGGCAACACTGGCTGAACCGAAGGCACGAGACGAAGCGCCTTTTAATTAACTGCTCACAGGATAAGCAGTAAAACACCTGTATACTTTTAGCGTGGCTAGGCTCGCTACCGAAAAGCAGATTGAACCCCTGCCTGC